ACAAATTTTTACTTCGGGTTCGGGCTCTTCGTACTCGCCGCCGACTTCGTATTGAAATTCCATGCACTTCAGGTCTTTATCGAAGCCTTTATAACCTTTCATCATAACCTCATCCTCACTCCTTCCTAATATTTTTTTTATTCATCCATTTCTACACTTACTACCCATAAAGACAGCGCAAAGATCCATAATGCAATTACCCCGCAAACCAACAATCCCCAGTCCATATTTCATCCCCCCTAACGAATGAGTTTTACTTTTTCCGGATCACCTTTAAGCCATGCCAAAAACATATCCCTATTTATACGGTAAATCTTCTACATCAACGATCTTGTCCGGCAACCTAACTATTTTCGGTTTCAGCCTCTTTCTTGGTTCCCATGTAAGCCTCAAAAACGGTACCATAATCAACTCCGTATATCTTAGCCATCTTAGCTAGCATCTCCGGGGAAGGAGTTCTAATACCCCGTTCATATCCTGAAAGGGTTGAATGATTTATGTGTAAATCCTTTGCAATATCAATCTGAGATTTACCTGTTCTTTCGCGTAAATCTCGCAGGGTAATATGTTTATTGCACATTTAGTAGTCCCCCTTTCGTCATTTCGCAGATTTGTTGGTTATATTATAAATCCACATAATGACGATTGTCAACTGTCAAATGTAAAAATATTTATATAAATTTTCTTTTTTGCTCATTCGACAAAAATACAGGGATTTTTATGTCGCATATAATAAACCTCAAGAAACAATTCGGCACAAACGGGCACCTAATGGGCACTTTTCTAAAAACAACAAGACAACCATTTAATGTTAAAAGCCCCGCAAGGGTTTGCGGGGCTTAGCTTTTAGCAGTGTGCCATATAATGAGCCAAAATTGGGCACTTTTTGGGCACACCTTTTAATAAGGCAATTTCTTTTCTGCCTTCGGATCAGCAATAATTTCATAGCCACCGAAGGCGGCCAGTGTAACCAACATAGCATTAAATATACAGAGCAATACTTTAAGAAGCATCTCATTAGCGTTCCCACTAAAGAACCCTATATATCCATTCCATGCAAATACCAAAATCAGCGCAACAATAAATGCTTCCCACCTAACTGCATAATCGGAAAACTTCTTCTTTACCATGCTCTTAGTAAACTGCACCGCCAGCGTAACCACAAGCACCATCACCGTAAAGCTACCTAGGCTTTCCAGGGTAAGAAAATCAGACATCATAAATAAGACCTCCTATTTTGTTTTTATGTCAACATAATCTCCATGCCCTTCTACCTTGCCGCCAAATAGACCTGCCACGAAAAGCCCCTGCAGGTAGGTTGTATTGTTTATAAGATACCCTACTGCAGAAACCGGCTTGCCATTCACCCTGACTGCAATCTGTTTTGCGATTTTGGGAAGTTGTACTACAGGAGCAGGAGCCGGTTTCGGCTTTGCTTTTAACCCCATCGCCTTTGCTATACCCCTAGCGATAGCGTCTGCAAGCCCATTTAAGAAAGCGGTTTGTTGCAGCAGTACAGCGTCGTTTTTATTGTCGATGAACAAACATTCAATTAAGACAGCACTTGCATCTGTGTTTTTGAGAACATAGAAATTCGCAGTTTTCTTGCCTCGGTCGCGCTTCCCGTATTGCTTCAAGTATGCCATTATTGTGTCATGGATAATTGCCTGTTTGGTGCGAGTAGAAGCATAGGCACCTGGTAAGACAAAACTCTCAAACCCTGTGCCGCCTCCAGCGTTAACATGAATACTAACAAAGAAATCCGCCTTCCAGTCATTGCTTTTTTGCACTATTTGCGCAAGGCTTTCTGTTTCATCGCCGGTGCGGGTCAACAGCACATCGACATTCTGATAATCATTTTTGAGTATATCTGCAACTCTGAGTGACAAATATAAAGTAATGTCCTTTTCTTTCAGCCCATTGCCAACTGCTCCGGGGTCTTTACCGCCATGTCCAGGGTTAATGCAAATCCTCGGCATCTTACTTCACTTCCTCTTCTTCCTTCCTGCAATCATCGCAAACAGACTCCCCTGTTTTACCAGCAGCAAACAACTCAGGGTCATATTTAATCTCTTTACCGCAAAACGCACAGAATGTTATCGTCTCCATTGTTTCTTTTCCTCCTTTCTCTCTACCCACCATTCAATTTCGTAGCCAAATTAAGTATTAACAATACCAACGACACCAATATAGAACCCATAAGACCAAAGATCCATTTTGTGGCCGCACCTGTTTTCTGCTCCAACTTTTTCGATAACTCATCTAGCCCTTTATTAATTGATGTATTTGTTTTATCCAATTTATGATTAATTTCTTTTAATGTTCCGTTTTGCGCTATTTGCCACCTTTCCAAGTTTTCTACTCTTACTTCTAGAGCTGCAATCCTTTCTACATCTACAGTCATTGATACCGCCTCCCTCAAAAAAATTTCAATAAAATCTAGAATTTGAGTATAGAGTTAAGGTATAATAATTACCAAAAATTATTATGAGGTGATTTCTATGCTGAAAACTTTGAAAGAGATCGGTTTTATTTTTGCTTGCTATGGTGCTGCTGCTCTTATCGTATTGTTGCTTCTAAAAATCTGGTTTACAATCTGCAGGAAAGCTCCTTTTTTAGCACAAATACTTACATTTTTGTTTTGCGTTTATGTAGTTTGTGGAGTATTATATTGCTATGTTTCTCTCTTATTTTTCTAAGATCTTATTTTTTTATTTCTTTTTCCAGTTCTTTTAATGCTTCATCTACAGCTTTGCCAAGTCGCTTATCACCTTTTCGTAACAAGACTTCATAATAATACTCTACAGCCAAATTAACTTTAGCTTGCTCTTCAGGATTTAGATAATTGTTATAAAAATCTTTTAATGCATCGCCTTTCAGCCCATAAAGCGGGTCTTGCGATTTTAACGATTTCTCTAAATCCTGAGCCGTGCCGCCAAGCATTATATATTCCTGCAAGTATTTCTTGAACGCTTCTATATCTTCTAACTGTATAGCTTGCTTAATGTTATAAAGAACATCGCTTCTTGAACTTGCAAAATACCCTTCGCCAATGTTTTTCTTTAAAACCTCTTTTCTATATTCTCGTGAAAGATCTCTAATTTCAAAATAAGCTGTTCTGCGAGGATCGGCTACAGAAGTAAACCATTTTTCTGTTGATTTGTAATACGGCTCTCTGGGCTTGCCTGTCATAGCCTTATATGCACCTTTAAAACCAAACTGTTCTGCAAGGTATTCCCACCCATCATAAATATGCCGTTTTTCTGTTATGCTAGGATAAATAGATGTTCCAACTGCTGCTTCAACCGGTATTTTGAGCAGCGGCGTAAATCCTTGTGCTAGTTTGTCGAAAGGAGCAATAACCATATCTTTTATGGTTTCCCTAAAGGTCCTTCTGCCATTTAAATGTTCATATATATAGATTCCTGCATCATCCAACCCAAACCACTCTAAGAAATCCTCCAATATGCCAAGCCTGTCAAGATACATCACATTGCCATCTCTATCCCTGCCGAAGATAATATGCGGCTTATAACGAACATCTTTAGGCAGATCTTCCTCTTCATCTCTGAAGATGAGATAATTCCAAACTGTTAATATTGCCCAGAATTTAAACATTGCTATGGCAACTTTTCCTAAATTAAACAGGGAAAGCGGACTTTTCATTATATTAAACGGTGTTAAAGCTACTTCAATCGGGACTTTTGCTATTTTAAGCGGAATTTTAATTGTTTTAGTTGCAATTTTACGGCCAACCATGCCTGCAAGTTTCCGACCAACTTCTTGTGAGAATTTAGCTTCATTCCATATATTTTTCCACAACTGAATATTTCGCCGGAAGTTTACTTCGTTCCAAGACCAGAACGGAATATAAGATTTACGCAAATGCTGCCCTATTACCCCTACCCTGTTATAAGCACCGCATAGCTCATTTGACAATTTAAACGCTCTGTCATAAGGGTTTTTAAGAGCCATTACGTTTTCCGGTATGCTGGCACCAAAATTCTTCGGACTGCCTTCCGGATTGTTTCTTATCTGCTCCAGGTAATCCAGGAAACAAGCATAGCGCAAAATAGCCTCTCTGAAGTCGGTGCTTAACCTTGCATATTTCCAATAGGTTTGCCATGCCTTAGTCGGCATAGTTATCAATTTGCCTATTTTACCGTATTTCTCATATCTTCGTTCTTTTTCATATAGATGCTCGAACATTGATAGCTTGTCCAGGTCGCCTACTTCAACTGATTGCTGCAATATTTGGAAAAGGCCGCGCTCAAAAGCCTCCCTCATATCACTTGACATGGGGCGGTCTTTGAACATCACTTCATACAATTCCGTTGCTGCTTGCGGAACCTTCTTAAAGGCTGACGGGTTTCCTACAAACACCGCTTCAGCATCACCGGAGATGTTTCGCAGGTTATATCTGTACCACCGATGCGGGGCAGTAAGCACATATATCTTCCAGGGACGAGTTAAATATACTGCTGCCTGAGAAATCACATTATCCAAAGGATCTTTTTTGAAGTTTTCTAATGTTAAAGAAACTTCTTCCTTGACGACCATAGCAGGATAAGCACCCGCCACAGCCTTAACTTGCCGGATGTACTCTCTGGGGATTTGAATTTCTTCAAGCATCTTATCTGTTATCTGATCAACAAGGTGCTCCGGGATAGTATGAGCAAAATAGAAAATATGCCCTTTCTCAATACGATGCAAGACATAACCTTCTGGAATTATATCTTTAAAAGTTACAAATTTATCTCCTAAAGTTTCTTCTATAAGATCTTTTCTTTCCTGAATTGCCTTAAAAATAGTTCGAGCTTGCAAATTTCCCGGTAAACCTTCGTTTTCTTTATCTGCTAATGCAGCAAGATAATTCATCATTCTGCTTCGTTCATAGGTTGTATCTCTTTCCCCTTGAGCTAATTCATTTACTGCTGTTGACCATTCGCCATTATCGCCGGTCCATAATTTATTATATTGTGCCATCTCTTGCAGTTGAGAGAAAGACATCGCCATTTTTTGGTCAAGAGCCTTTAACTCGTTTTCAAGCGGGCTATTCCCTATCCCATATTGCTCGATCTCTTCTTGAATAATTTTGTCTATAGCTGCCTGATTGCGCCTTTTAGCTTCCCGTTCTAAACTCCTCCTCTGGTTGTATTCTTCTTCCACTAACTTAATAACTTTTGCAACCTCAATATCATAAAGCATCTGCGCCATAACTTCATATTCTGCTGTAACATAATCTGTATTAAAGTCCAAACTCGAACCTTTTCTTGCCTTCAAAAACCCCCGACCTTTGAGCGGCCCTTTTTCTATCGCTCCCCCTGTACCTCGAATACCAAGACGTTTAGCAGCCATATATTCAATGACCATGCGGTGGAAATAATTCTTTCTTCTGAATCTATTTTCTACATGAAAGCCTATATCAGCCATAGCTTTGACATAATCATTAACAATCGCTTCCCAAACATCTTTACGATCTTTTATAGCCTCTTTTATTTCAGGGTATTTTTCGATCTCCTGGTTAAGCCGTTCAAAGTTTCTTTCAAGAGATTCTTCTGTAAAACCAAAAGGCAGCTCGTATCCTATAATATCTCCTGTTTCTTCGTCTATGATTGGCTTTCCTATCGGTTCATTTTCTGCTTTTCGGATTGCTACATCTTCCTTCATGTCAGCAAGAACAACATACCTAGTAAAAAGATCCATAGTATAATTATCCAACTTAATAGTTATTCCTTGCTGCATAGAATAAACTTTATACCGAACAACACTTCGTGCATTTTCTAACCGATCGAGCGCAGTATGCAACTCTGCAAACTCCGCATTATCCGGTAGGTGTTCATATTTCCTGCTAAGCTGATGCCAAAATCTAGTGAAAAATTCTTTTATATTATCTAAAAACGTTTCCTTTGGCAGTTTCGCTGCTTGCCACCGCTTTTCAATCTCAGGATCATCAAAAGTAAACTGCTTTCGTTCTACCTTTGCAGGCTCTTTTGCTTTCCTGCGCTCATAGCGGGAAACATCGTAGGTAGAAAAGCCTATCTTTGGTGGTTCTTCAGGCATAGCTTCATTAACCTTGTCTTTAAAGCGGTCAAGAACATCGTCTAAGGATTCGGTTGAGGTTACAGGCACATCTGTTACGATTGGCCTGCGAGCAGTAATCTGCTTTATTACATCTGCGCCTTTGTCACTAACAGGAATAAAATATCTTACCTTGTAATCTATCTCTTCTGTAAAGACACCAGCTTCAAACAACTCTTCTTTGAATTTCCATAGGTCATCACCTATTAACTCAATCCGGTATTCATTAGCAACACGCCTGCGTTTTAATTCCCATCCATTTGCTAATTTGAAAGATTCACCATCTTCCAATATAGCATTGAAAATATCCTGATGGGTTCTTTTTATTTCTACCAAATCTGCTCCTAAGTTGTGCAAAACCGTGTTGATGTACTTCGCAGGCACGATTCTCCCTAGAAAAACATGGCCTTCATCAGTTCGGATGCGAACCACTCTCATTCTGGTTTGTGGTAACCTATCCCAAATAGGCAACAGCACACCACTTATAAGATGCACTTTTTCCATCTTATATTCCGGTATCTTCTCATATGCTTCGTTCCATAATGGTTCCGCTTGCTCTGGCGTTAATTCGATATATGCTCCGCTTTTTAATTGTTTTGTAAATTCCTCTTCGTTAATCAGTTCTGTGCTTGAATATTCCTGTCCATACCTTTTAAGCATCCGTACAACATGGCCGTTTTCCAGTGTTGTTTTATAGCCAGAATCCGCAATAGCATAAACCCGCTTGCTTCTCTTGTTCTGATAAAACCCCATTAGGTTTTTGATGCCTTTAGCTGCCTTAAAAGAAATAGGTCGAGTCTTGTTTCCAGCATTTAATTCTATATATTTTGTCTCCGCTCCACTTTCCGGTTCAGTGTAAACTGTTTTCTCATTTATGATCTCTATCTTATCTCTTCTATAATCCTCCATCCCTATATCTAATGTTCCATCTTCAATTGCTTTTTGCGTCATGGCTTCAACTGTACCAAAATAAACATCGAACACTTTATTTTGCAGTTCTGATTCTAAAACCAAAATCCGATTTAAAAACTTGGAAGTCTCTCTTCTATCAGGTACATCTTTAAGACTGCCTCTCTCATCTAATAAGACTTTATCTAACCCTAGTCTTTTAAGAACATCATGTCCATCTAATTCTTCAATTCTGTTTGCTACAAGGTTTCTGTAAAATACATCAAGAGCATCTTTTGCAATATCGCTTTCTAAGTTATCAGAAGCCCTAAATAATCCCTGACTGCCTGCTTGTCTTTGTCCTTTTGTTAATGCTCCTAGTTGATCAAGCCTTCTGGCGATTGTAGAAATAAACCTTCTATGTCCTTTTAAGTTTGTTGTTACCAAAACGTAATGAGGAGGATGAGCCTGATTAGACCTATGACTACGGCCAAACCCCTGCATTGCTTTAGTAGCAGACCAACCTGCCTGAAGCAAATAATGAGTACGAGGCTGCTGGTTTTTAGCTGCTCTATCTGCATGATAACTTGCCCCTGTGCCTCCAGCATCCGAGAAAACAAGGATTCGCTTTTTGCCATCCATAAATGCTTGTACATCTGCTCTTCTGTGATTTACGCTTCGTGATTCAATTATGGACTTCTTCTTTCCTGTTTCTTCATCAATAACTTGAACCACCCTACGGGTTCGCCCTGTAACTTCTGCCACATTATCCTTGCCAAAAACATTCAACAACATCTCTAAAGGACCATCAGGAATACGTATGCTCCCTAGTCTTTCAATCAAATCATCTCGCATGGCCACTGCATGTTTATTTAAAACGGGGTTCCCCTGGCTATCAAATACTGGCCTTGAAAGAACATTGCCATCTTCGTCCATAAACTCTTCATATTGCTGAACAGGGAACGATTTTTTAAGGAATTCAATTAACGTCCCTCTAGGTGTAAGATCTAAATCTTCAATATCGTCTCCCCTGCTTCTTCTCTTTGCCAATGCTCGCTCTTGAGCAGCGAAGTTTGTATTAACTATTTGTAATATCACTGACCTTCCATTTTTCAAATCGTTTTTTATAGCTTTAATAACAGAAGGCATTTGCATAGAAGTAAGCACCTGGTTAAAGAATCGCTGTTGAGCACCCCAAAACTGTGAATATGCATTGCGTTTAGCCGTACCATTTCGTTTTGCCCCTGTTTCCTCGATTGCTTTTTCTATGTTCTGCAAAACTACCTGCCATGCCCGCGCCATTGTATCATACATTTCTATTTGGTTATCATCTAACTGATGCTCCAGGGTTTCAAATGTTACTCCTTCATAGCTTAGATTACGGGAAATATAATTACCCATCGCTTTCATATCACGAGCAACCAGTTCCATAGCAGCTATGCCACCGGCAGATATTTTGCTCACAAAATCCTCTTTGTTTGCAAACGCAGTATTTTTTCCCCATAGCCCAAGCCTTTCAGCATATCCTAAATCAGAGACTTCTACACCGCCAGTTGCAGAGACATATACAACCCTAGCTTTAGGTAGTCTCCTTGCAAGCTCAATCCCGGCCAATGCCTTAGCTGCCGGTTTGGTCTTCCCTATTTTTTTCTTTTGCATCATACAGTTACACATTTCATGGGCTTCGTCAAATACAATAACACCTTCAAAATCTTTTCCTAGCCATTCTACTACTTGATCTATCCTTGAATGTTTACCCTTTTTAACCGTTAAATCACCGCTTGCAGTTACATTTAAATCCCAACCTAATGTTGTATAGGTGGTGAACAAAATCCCTTCTTTAGCTTTAATGGAATCTCCGGCTTTAGTTTTTTGGTGCTCAAATATTAACTTTGAATCTCCGCCAATATTACCGAAGTCCCTTTTAGCATCCTTAATCAAATCGGTAACCTTGCTTACCCATACCGCTTTGGTCTGCCCTTGACGCATACTGTCAAGAATTATACCGGAAATCTCTCGCCCTTTGCCTACGCCGGTTCCATCGCCAATAAAGAACCCTTTCCTCATTCCATTAGGGAGGAATTTTTCAAAATTCTGACCAGCATAAACTATAGCCTCTAACTGGGCATCAGAAAGTTTTCCTTCCTCGATAATATTCTTTGGTAAATTCGGAACATAGGTAGGTGCTGGAGGTTCAACCGCAGCCATCGC